AAGATGATCTAGAAAGAATAATTCCATTTCGTCATTCTGAACAACTAAGGGGCTTTACTGAACATGTCCCGAAGTTTTTGGCATTAGAGAATATCTTTGTTCATGACAAGAAGCAGTGGCTACAAACGGGAGGAAATGCTGTCGTATGGGATGTTAAGACATTGTGGTGGTATACATATTCAGAAGCATATGATGAATCACATTATCCAACCACTGCACATCAATTTTATTGGCGTCGACATAAATCATTGCCAGCAGTAAATAGCATTGTTCCGTTACAGCAACATTTAGCAATGTGTCAAAAGATTCGTCACTATGCTTGGCCAATGTGCGTAAATGCAGAATTAACAGAATCGTATTTGCAATTCAATTCAACATATCCGGAGGTATTTGCGCAAATAGAATCCGTAGGATTGGCAGTTACCGAAGAGTTTCGTATGCCAGAATTAATTCATGCAGATCGCGTATATTCACAATACAATTATCATACAACGACAGGTAGACCTAGTAATGCATTTGGAGGATTCAATTTTGCGGCAATGAATAAAGAAGATGGCACTCGATCTGCATTTTGTAGTCGTTTTGAACGAGGTGCATTAGTTGAAATGGACTTTGATTCATATCACGTTAGATTGATTGCTACGGCTATTGGATATGAATTACCAGAATCTTCCATACATGATTATTTGGGACGATTTTATTTTGATACCGCAGAATTAACTGAAGAACAACGTGCGGAAAGCAAAGCCATAACATTTCGATTGTTGTATGGAGGTATTGATGCTGAATTTTTGACAATTCCATTTTTTAAACGAGTCAATGATTTCGTATACACGTTATGGGATAAATGGAAACGGAATGGATGCATACAAACTCCAATAACAAAACGAAGTATATGCAAAGATGCGGTGCAAAACATGACCGCATTCAAATTGTTTAATTATTATTTGCAGGCCATTGAAACCGAAGTATCCGTAAGAAAATTGCAGCAAGTACAAACATTATTACAAAACTATAATAGTTGTATAATTCTATATACATATGACTCAATTTTATTTGATGTAGATTATACAGAAGCCAAGGATCTTTTGCCTCAGCTTAAAAACATGTTAGAACAAGGAAATTTGCCGGTAAAATGTAAAGTCGGCGATATTTATGATAAAATGAAAACTATCTCATTATGACAATCGATTCAATACTTACAGAATGGAGTTATAGATTACCAAAAGGTTATCCAACTAAATCGAAAGATTATGAGTTGTTATATCATGTTATTTTAGAAATGACTAATTTAACTCCTTTAGAAGCACAACATATTGTAAATAAGGCTCAGGGCATTACAAAAGGCATAATTACCGAGGAATTGGAATCGATTGAAATTTCATCAATTTATAGCGATCGCGTCTATCGAATTGCAACACCAACTGCAATTATAATTTATGCAATACAACCATTTGATGATCATGATTTTGATATCATTGATGCGGCTACTGGAAAATTAAATTCCAAATTAATATCAACAGATAAGTTTATATCAACAATTAATTTAAACGCATTATACAATCAATATAAATTTGATACTAATTTCGAATTAATAAAAACGAGTAGCATTAAAGGATCGAATATTGTAAAAACATTGTCAGTATCTACATCATTTGACGATGCACAATCATTTGAACAATACATTATGAATAAATTTAGTGTAGAAGGTCAACAAATTATTGGTCTACGTGGAATGTATGATGCCATAATGAATGATTCAAATTCAAATGAGCTTATTGAACTTATTACCGGGCCAATCAAAATGAAATTAGCTACCGGTGCAGTTCCAATACGAGGCATTCATGAAACATTATATACTATTATCAAAGATACAATTAAAATACCAAATGGCGATGAATCCGAACTTTGGTTTGCTATTGCATACGGCGGAGTAGTAAAAGGAGCTGTAGCTGGTGAATCGGGAATTGAAGCAGATATAGAAGTTGGTGACCAAACCATTTCGCTTAAAAATTACGAAAAAACTACATTTGATTTTGGTTCATTGCCAGCTGATGCCATTCAACTTTTAAATGGATTTTTAGAAATATCAAAACTGCTTACGGGCACAGATATCAATAAATCAAAAGGACGAGATCAAATCAATCAAGTTTTAAATTTTTTAGATAATGAAAAAGTTGAATCAGATATTCGACGTATTATAAAATTAGGTACAGAAACAGATATTCCGATGTTTCAAAATATTGCAAAAAAATTGCAATCTTTTTATGAATTGGATGATAATTTAGACACAATGATTCATGCATTTTGTAATATTGTAGACAAAATGATTTCGAAAAAAATTCGCAGCGTCAAATGGTGGGGCATGATTATTAAATCAAACAAAACGTTATTCTTAGAATCATCGGACGAATTAGAACCTATATTGATGTGTCGCAATGATCGATTATCTCCGGCAATTGCAAACTTTCATCAAAACAAATTGTTTGTAATAGGTAGTCAATTAAATACTAAAGTAACAACAAAATCACAGGACTAATGCATTGAAAACACAATTACTTTGCACATTTGCACACAAATCAGACTTAAACATAGTAACCGAATACATACAACAAAGTTATACGATACCAGAACGCAGAATATTCGTATTTTCCAATGCCGAAGCAACGGACAATTTATATTGCACATACAATGCAGACGCCGGTACGCAGCGCGGACAGAACACAATAAGCATCCATCGCAAAAAAGAAACCAATACCTTATATACAGTTAACGCACTTAATGAAGTTATCAAAGCAGTGAATAACGGCGTTTTAGACAAAACATATCGATTAGATTGGAGCAAATATCAAAACGCATTCATACTTACGGATGATGCTGGATATCGAGTTATTGATTTGATTTTTTACAAGAAATTTTCTTGGAACTGATATTTATTTATATAGGACATAATTATGATACGATTGAAAAGTTTACTTAAAGAAGATAATTTTAATTTAACTGATTTAGAAAATAAATTAGGATTTGATAGCGGAGCAAACCGAGATCCTAAAACAGGTAACTTGATTAATACAACTAATAATTTAATGATTGTATTTTCGGGTAATGAAAAATTCATGGATCGAGTTGCTGTAAATGTTTTAAAAAAATATGGATTTGATAAAACTCAAATAAATCGATCATACGATGCAAATGAAGGCATTGTTGAATTTACAGTAAATATGCCAAGTGATATTGCACAAAAAATTGGAGATGCATTAGAAAAAGCCGATGGTGTCACAAACCAATACGGCGGTTACTATGAGCTTGAAAAATAAACAAAAAAAAACTTAACTAATTACTTTGAATTACCCCATTAATTAATTATAATTTAATTAATATTTTTATTATTAACCACTTAAAGAAAAGGAATTAAACAATGGCCTTGAATTTAGACGCTATCAAAGCGAAACTCAATCAGTTAAACAAATCTGATGACAAAAAACAAAATTTGTGGAAACCTGAAGCAGGTAAAACGCGAGTAAGAATTGTACCTTACGTTCATCGCAAAGAGAATCCGTTCCTAGAATTGTATTTTCATTATGACATCGGAAAGAAATCCATGTTATCTCCAATTACATTTGGTAATGAAGATCCAATCGTTGAATTTGCTGAAAAGCTAAAGAAAACAGGAGATAAAGAAGATTGGCTAATGGGTCGTAAAATTGAACCTAAAATGCGTACTTATGTTCCCGTAATTATTCGTGGTAAAGAATCCGAAGGAGTTAAATTTTGGGGCTTTGGTAAAACAATTTATACGGAATTGCTTTCAATCATTTCAGATGCCGATTATGGTGACATTACAGATCTAATGAATGGACGTGATATTGACGTAGAATTTACACCAGCAGAAGGCGGAGCATTTCCTAAAACAGCTATTCGAGTTAAACCGAATACGCAACCAGCAACAGAAGACAAAGAAATAGCACAAAAAATCATGAATCAACCTGAGATTACTGATTTATTTCCAGAGCCATCTTATCAAGAACTTGAAAAGGCATTGGCAGAGTGGATGAATCCAGAAAATGCAGATTCAGATGTTGATTCAGATGAAGAAGAAGAAGCAGCAGCACCAGCAAAAGCTTCTAAACCGGCTGCTACTAAAAAAGTTGATAATGTTGCATCTGCATTCGATGACTTATTCAACAATTAATTAAGTAGTTTTAATGGCAAAGAGTAAAAGTAAACTGGAAATAGAAGATGCTCTAGCATCTACATTGGCAGATAGTATCAACAAGCAATTCAAAGGACAAAATCTTAAAACTGCGTTCTTTTTAGATGGCGATGATGATTCTCCAAGCAATGTATCAGAGTGGGTATCATCTGGTTGCTCGATGCTCGATTTAGCAATTTCAAATCGTGCCCATGGAGGATTTCCTGTTGGGCGAATCACTGAAATTACTGGATTAGAAGCCTCCGGTAAATCATTGTTAGCTGCACACACATTAGCAGAAACACAAAAGAAAGGTGGATTGGCTGTTTATATTGATACAGAATCTGCTACAAGTTCTGAATTTTTGACGGCTATTGGTGTTGATTTAAAAACAATGCTATATGTTCCATTAGAAACAATTGAAGAAATATTTGAAACTATTGAAACAATTGTAGAAGGAGTTCGCAAATCAGATAAAGATCGTTTAGTTACGATTGTAGTGGATTCAATCATGGGTGCATCTACAAAAATTGAAATGTCAGCTGAATATGATAAGGATGGTTATGCAACAAGCAAATCAATCATCTTATCAAAGGCAATGCGAAAAGTTACCAATTGGATTGCAAGAGAGCGTATTTGTCTCATATTTACCAATCAACTTCGTACCAAAATGGGCGTGTCTTTTGGTGACCAATGGACAACTGCAGGCGGTAAGGCAATTCCATTTCATGCTTCGGTTAGATTGCGTTTAAAGAACACAGGAATGATTAAAGCCAAAGTAAATGGCGTTGAACAAGTTGTGGGTAGCAAAACAGAAGTACAAGTGGTAAAGAATCGTATGGGTCCGCCACATCGCAAAGTTAATTATGAAATCTATTATGATTCTGGAATTGACAATTTTGGTGGTTGGTTGAACATCATGAAGAATTTTGATATCGTTAAACAATCAGGTGCATGGTATACTATGGAAGACGTAGATATAGAAACTGGTGAAGCACATGGCGAAATTAAATTTCAAAGCAAAGACTTTGTGGAAAAGGTTATTTCAAACCCAGAAGCAAAGGAACGGTTATATCAAAGAATATGTGATGCTTATATTTTCAAATATCAGGCCGGTATTGACGGTGGGATTGATGACGTAATCATTACTGATGAAACGTATGATGAAGAATAAGTATCAACAATTATTCAAAGAGTTACAACAAGAAAGGAGTTCTAGTCCGTCGAGTGTCAATGATCATCTCATGGTGTTTGACGGGCTAAACACTTTCATTCGAAGCTTCGGCGCAACTCCCGCATATAATGAAGATGGCGATCATATCGGTGGCATTACTGGATTTTTATATTCAGTTGGTAAAACCGTTCGCGATTTTAAACCTACTCGATGTATTATTGTATTCGATGGCCGCGGGGGTTCTGCTCGAAGAAAACGAATCTATGGTGATTACAAAGCAAATAGGGCAAATAAAACTAAATTGCGACGTCACGATCATCACGAATCTACATTGGAACAAGAACAGGAGTCAATGCGACATCAATTTTCAAGATTGATATCATATCTAGACAATTTACCTGTAACCTTTATTTCAATGGATGGAATTGAAGCCGATGATACAATTGCATATATCGCACAAATGTATGAAACGGAATGCAAAAAGATTACCATTGTATCTACGGATAGAGACTTTTATCAATTGGTTGATGATCGAATTCAAGTTTGGTCTCCAATCAAAAAGAAAATGTATAATGTAGATACTGTGCAAGAAGAATTTGGAGTGCATCCTGCCAATATGGTTATTTATAGATCATTTACAGGCGATGCTTCAGATAACATTCCAGGTGTTAATGGAATCGGTCCAAAGACCATATTGAAACTTGTTCCAGAATTAGCTGATGAAACGCCATATACAACACAACAATTGTTTGACAAAAGTTCGGCATCACTTAAAGAATCTAAATCATATCAAAAGATTTTAGATAGCAGTCGCATCATTGAACAAAATTATCAATTAATGAATATCAAGCTTCTTGATATACCAGCACAG